AGTGGTTTGGCGACCCAACCAAAACGCAACGGCAATTAAGATGCCTAAAGACATTAACGAGATACGGGATTTTCTCAATTACTACAAAGAGATTTGCACGCCGATTGTCTTTTTGGAAAAATTGAGCGTTCGCCCGGACGACGTAACGGTTGGGGATGCCGGGGCAAATATGGGTAAATTGTACCGCATTCAAAAGATGTTGCAAAACTTTGAGCATTTGAAAGCTATTATAACCGTCGCCGAAATACCATTTGTTTTGGTTAATGCTATGAAGTGGCAAAACGACCTTAAATTGCGTATCAAAGTAAAAGGGAAAAAGGAGGAAAAGGCAGACCGCAAACGACGGTTCCGGGATATTGCCGGGAAATTATACCCGGAAATTACCCCGGCGTTGTGGAATGCGGACGCAACGTTAATAATGCACTTTGGACGATACATTTTGCACAACAACCCCCGTTGGGTATTGGAAAATTTACCCGCCCAAATGCACAATCGTTTATTTTAAGCCCGTACACGGCTTTAATTTACCCAAATGGTTAAGAGTATGGCAGACGATAACAAAGCCCCGCAAATCGAAAATCCCGAAAAAATAACGGCAAAAGATTTGGCGGAAATGGTAAAGCAGATGCGACACAACCAACGACGTTGCCAACGGAACCCAACCCCGGAAAAGTTGGCAACGTTGGAACGTTGGGAAAAAGAGGTTGACGCCGTGGTTGCCGTTCTGACAGATACCCAAATGAAATTGTTTTGATATGGACGAAATGGATTATATCTATTTAGGCGACCGATTGACCCGCCCGGAATTGCGACGTATGCCGTGCCGGGCGGTTCGTCGTTCTAATGGTAAATGTATTCGGGGACGCAATGGTAATATGTTAGTTGAGTTTCCCGGAATTGGTAAGGTTGTTATTTTGGGTCGATTATTGCGAAAACTCAAAAAATAAAAGATAAAAGTTTTGGTAATTAAAATATTTCCTGTATTTTTGTGGCATGAAATAACAACGACCGGGCGTTTTCCCGGAACAAAAATACAAGAATATGGATACAATAGAAACAGCCCAAAGGACTAAAACAGCGTATTTTATCGAATATGTTTACCCGGTTGACGCATACGGGAAACAATCATTTTACTTTCAATTGGTACGAACCAAAGATTGTGCGATATTGTACGCCAATGAGAATATAAACAACGTTTTTATTGCGTGTTGGAAAATGGATATTTCACATAAAGACGTAACGATATGGTAACGGATGAATTGGGAGCCATTCGGCACGCAATGAGTATTAACGATTTGCGGGAATTATACAAGCGGTTGGAAAACTTTATTGCAGATTGTACCCGCAATGAGGTTGACGAAAACCGGGACGCCATAAACGGCGTTTTGACGTTGATACATAAACGAATGTTAGATTTACAAAAATAAGTAGTAACCGCCGGGGGCAACCCCGGCATAAAAAGAGCGATAAAATGATTATCAAAAAATTAGAGTTGTCGAATTTCCAAGTAATTAAGGAGTTCAACGCAGATTTTGAGGGTAATGTATATTTCATTACCGGGGACAATGAGTTGGGAAAATCCACGCTATTAAAGGCAATCGGGGCGTTATTGACCGGGAACCGGGACGCCGTGTTGCGCAATGGCGAGGACAAAGGGTTTGCCAAAATGGTTGTCGGCGACGACGGCGAGGAATACGACGTTGAATTGAAGTTTACAAAGGCAAACCCACGTGGCACGTTATCAATAAAATCAAAGACAACCGGAATGAAAAGCGATAACGTTTCTATGTTGCAAAAGATTTTCGGCTACCAAGACTTTGACGCCGTGGAGTTTTCCCGTTGGAGCGAAACCGCCGAGGGACGCCGCAAACAAATTGAGGTTGTAAAGGCTTTGTTGCCGGAAAAGGTGCGCACCCGGATTGCAGAAATTGACGCCGAGGTTACGACCGTTAAGGACAAACGAAAGGACGCCAACGCCGAGGTCAAGACGTACACGACCATTTGCGCCGCCGCCGAAAAGCAGTTGAAACCGGGCGACGTCAAAACGTATGCCGAGAAAATCGACATTGCCGATTTAATGGAGGAACAAAACGAGAACGCCCGGTTGATTGAGAAAGCGAAAACCGTGCGTACCGCATTGCAAACCCGGACGGAACAATTGGAGGCAATCCCCGGTCGTATCAAAGCCGCCGAGGAAACCAAGAATACAGAGATTGACGCCGCAATAAAGTATGAGGCGGAAGCCCAAGCCGAATACGACCGGATTGTTGCCGAGGCAAAAAAGGCATTGGAAGCGGCAAAGAAAAAGAGCAAAGCCGATGCGAAAGCCGCCGCCGACAAATACGACGAAACATTGGCGCAAATCCAAACGGATAAAGCCGATTACGAAACCCGCAAGAACAACGCCGCCGCATGGTTGGCAAAGTACGAGGAAAACAACCCGGAGAATTTGGATACAGCCGAACGCCTCAAACAAGCCGAGGAACACAACAAAATCAATGCGTTGGTTGTGGACTATCTGACGAAGAAAAAGCAAAAGGACGCCGCCGAAAAGGTCGCCCAAACCCACGAAAAAAAGTTGTCGGATTTGCTCAAAGAGCGGGAAACCCTTATTGCGAAATCGGAATTGCCGATTGCCGGGTTGACGTTCACGGACGACGGGTTGGAGTTAAACGGTGTGCCGTTTGTCGCCGGGAAAGTGTCGGATAGTCAGATAATGGAGGTTGCCGCAAAATTGATTATCGCAAGCAATCCGACCGTTAAGGTATTCCGCATTGCGAGGGGCGAAAGTTTGGGCGCAAAACGTCTGAAATCCCTTATCGAATTAGCCCGGAAAGAAGGGTATCAGGGATTTATTGAGGAAGTCAAGCGAGGACAGGACGATTTAATTATTGAGGAATACAGCGAAACCGAGTAATTAACCGTGGCGTCGGTTCCCCGGCGTCCCTTAAACAAAACGATATGGAAGTTAAAGAAATGACAATTGCGGACGTGTTGAAAATGCCGTTGTTTTTTGAGAATGTGAAACGCCAATTAACGAGCCTTTGGAACGACCGGGAGAAAGCCCGTAAGGATGCGACCCGGAATAATACGAGGTTGCGGGCGCACGTTATCGACCGTATGCACAATACCGGGCAGTGGGAACCGGGAAATTTCGTTATTCTTTTCGCCAAAGTGTTGGATAAGGTCGCAACCGGGTATTCGTCGAGCGAACGGGCGTTTATCCGTGCGGTTGGAATGACAGCGTTTAATGTCACAATGCAAAAGTTAATCGACGATGAGAAAGCGAGAAATAACGGCAACGGGGACGATAAATAATAACGGCGGGTTGGCAATGTACATGGGCGAATTAAACGAATTTTTCAAGGGTTGGAAAGGTTCCCGCATTATTGCCCGGTTTATTGTAGCGTCCCCCGGTTCGTCCGAGGCTTTGAAAGGGTATTATTTCAACTATGTTGTACCGACGTTTAAGCACGCAATTTGGGAGGCGGGCGAACGTCTTACAGAGGAACAAACCGAACGACGTTTGAGGGAATTTTCCCCTATTATGTACGTTGAACGGGTCAACGAGGAAACGGGGGTATATTCCCACGATTTGCGCACCGTGGCGGATTTGTCGAACGCCGAGTTAATCGAACATATCGAAACGCTCAAACAGATAGCCGCCGAGGAATACAATACATTTATTGACGACCCCCGAACGTTGTAGGTATGTTTTGCAAGTGTAACGGAAAGCGGAAAAATTACCCGTTGGCGAGTTGGCGGATTATCCGCCACGAATACACGCCAAAGCATTACAGCCGGATAAAGTGTTTGCGGTGCGGGTGCGTTTGGATTACACGGGCAAAATATGTTGAACAAACCCCCAACGAGGACGGGCAAAAAAGACTTTTTTAGTATGGAATTAAACGACAAATCCCCGATGCCGCAAGGTAAATTTAAGGGGCAACCGATGGAAAACGTACCGTATTGGCATTTGCTTTGGTTGGAGAACCAACCATATTGCCGCAAAGATGTAAAACAATACATTGAGGAAAACCGGGACGTTTTGGAATTGGGAAAAAAGCGGGATAAATACCACAATGAGAGCGAAAACAGTAATTAACGATTTAATATTTAAGGTTATGCAAAAATTTGATTTGAAAGATGTTTGTTTCTTTGATTGTGAAACAACCGGGGTTCCGGCAAAGGGTTTGAAATGGGATGCGGATTTTGAGCAATTCCCGCACGTCGTCCAATTGGCGTGGTCGTTGGGCGATAAGGAAAAAAGTTATATTATCAAACCCGATAATTACGAGATACCCCCGGAAACAACCGCAATTCATGGTATAACAACCGAACGGGCAATTGCCGAGGGCGTGCCGTTTGCCGAGGTTGTGGACGAATTTTTAGCGGATGCCAACGCCGCCCCGCTTGTATGTGCGCACAACATTTACTTTGATAGTTCAATGTTAAAAGCAAACGTTTTGCGCTATTGTGGACGGGAATATTACGACGCACATGTTGAGGACGCATTACATAAGGGTAAACGCATTGATACAATGATGGAAACTATTAAATTTGTCGGCGCATTGTATTCAAACGGGCGACCGGGAAAATATCCCAAATTAGAGGAATTATATAGTAAGTTATTCCCCGGCGAAACATTCCCGGCGCATGACGCATTAGAGGACATAAGGGCGTTGCGCCGTTGCGTCCCGGAATTGGTTAATTTGGGGATTATTGAGTTAGCGCAAAAGGAATACCCGGCGGAACAACTCAAAGCCCAATTTGAGCCGGAAAAGCCCAAAGGCGGGCGCAATATTGAGTTCCACGACCCCAACCCGGTAACGGAACCAATCGGAACCGGGGAACCCGTCCCGGAACCAACCCCGGAACCGGAACGTCCGGCGGTTCCGTCGAATAGTAAGACACGGGAATTATTGGACGAAACAGAATTTTAAGTTATAAAACCGTTCCGGGCGGATTCCCGGTAACAATCAAATAATTAAAAAATGAGCGAAGAAAAAAAAGCCGCAAACGTTATGTTGATACCAAGCGAAAAGGCGTTTGCATTGTCGAAAGTCAAGACATTAAAGGACGGCGGGTTAGACGTACATTATGAAGTTACCGAAACAATTGGTAATGAGAGTTACACGAACAAATACCACGTCGAAAGTGCAAAGGACATACACCCGGATTTGCGGGATTGTTTCGACCGTTTGCGCCCAATCATGGGACGGATTTTTAATATTACGTCCTTTCTTTCAATGGTTGAAACGTCCGATTTCAAAGCAACCAAAAAGCAAAGCGAGTTATCACGGGATTTTGCCGACGAAATGTTGAAAAACATAGAGGTTCGGGGCGTGTCCTTTTCCGGTCAAGACGATAACGTAGGGGTTGTTTTAACCGGGTTGTTTACCGTGTCAAACAATCAAAAAACCGCTATCAATTCCCCCCGACTTAAATTCAATACGGAAATGTTCGGGTTTGAGGAAGAATTAGAAGAAATTGCCGCCGATATTGAAACCGAGGTTTACGCCTTTCTTTTCAAGGGCAAAAAGGCGCAATTGGAGTTGTTCGGGGCTGATGGCGAACCCGTACCCGGATTGAATGCCGAAAAGATAGAGGGCAACGGATTGTTCCCGAACGTTGACGACCCGGCGGACGAAAACGAGGAAAACGACGAAACCGGGGATATGTAAGGCAATGGAACCGTATTTGCTAACAGACCGGGACGAATACCAATATTGTATCAATCGGGGGTATAATCCCCTGATTGATATTCGTAACTTTAAAATGGATATTCGTTTGAGGGTTGAGATACAACGGGAATTGTTCGGACATTGTGTTTTCGGGCGTGGTGCAAATATCATGGCGGCAAATGAACGGTTTTTTCGTTGGGTTTGGGAGCATAAGCCACACCGATGCGAGGAATGTTTAAAGCCGTTACGGAATTATTCCGCCATTTATTGTTCGCATATATTGACCCGTGGAGCGTTTCCCGAAATGGCGCATGATGCAAGAAATATAAATATACTATGTTTTGAACATCATTCATGTTGGGAGAATGGGGATAAAACGAAAATGCGTATATATTCCGGCAATATGATAATGATTGAATTAATGAAAAATGAGTATGCAAATTTGGAAAGATATTGAGGGTTACAAAGGACATTATCAAATTTCTAATTATGGCAATGTTCGTTCCTTAAAAAAGGATGCGTTTCTAATGAAAGGCGGATATTTGAAAGAATATAAAATAATTAATTTATGGAAAAATGGAACCGGGAAAATGTTCCGTGTTCATAGATTAGTTGCGGCGGCTTTCATTCCGAACCCGGAAAACAAACCATGTATCGACCATATCGACGGCAACCGAGCCAATAACCATGCAGATAATTTGCGTTGGGTTACGGTTAAAGAAAATCAGAATAACCCAATAACAAAATCTAAATGGATTGGAAAAAAAGCGAACCCGCACCACGAAAAAGCGGTTGAGCAAATAAAAAACGGTATTGTTGTAAATGTGTTTGTTAGCATACAGGAAGCCGCCCGAAAAGGCAATTTTTCGGCAACGGCAATTTGTAAGGTATGTAAAGGGAAAGGAAATTTGCATAAGGGTTATAAATGGAGATATAAAAAATGAGAACCAAAAATGGGCAACCCGATTACGGGGCAATTTCCCGCCGTTCAATCAAAAATGATTTCAGACGGGTACAAACATATTCGGAAAGGGAGAAACGCCCGCAAATCGAAAATCCGCCCGAAATAAATGCAGAAAGACGGGTTTTGTTTGTTGGGGAAAATTCCGGGTATTACAAATTGCGTTCTTTTATAGTTGGAAAATTGGTTCGGTTAGTTCAAAAATCAAGCGTCGGCGGTTGGGTTTGTGAGTTCGTACACGACGACGACCGAAAAGCGATAAACCATGCCGCCGGATGGTCGGACAATAAGAAACAATATTTGTTGGATTGCGTAAAATTCAAGTGACATGAAAATAAAATCAAAAACCGGATATAAAATTGCGTTATACACGTTCGTGACGTTAACGGTTGCGTCTTATATGTGGGCGTTGTATAGTATCATTGTTTGGATAATTAAAGCGTTTTTTGTATGAGTGTAAACAAGGTTATTTTGATGGGACATACCGGGATAGCCCCGGATTTTAGGGAGTTCGACAACGGGGGTTGCGTGGCGACCTTTTCGTTGGCAACCACGAAACGAGGTTATACCACAAAGGACGGGCGGCAAATCCCGGAGCGTACCGAATGGCATAACGTCGTATTGCAAAACGGGTTGGCAAAGGTCGCCAATCAGTACGTCAAAAAGGGCGACAAACTGTATATTGAGGGCGAATTGAGAACCCGGAGTTATGACGATGCGCGAGGCGTCAAACGGTATGTTACCGAGATAGTCGCAACCGATATGGAAATGTTGACCCCGAAAGCGACCGGAGCCGGGGCGCAAGTACCGCCGCCGCCCGTGCCGGATGCACCCGCCCCCGACGGAAACGACGATTTACCATTTTAAGCCGTTGACGATATGGAAGCGATAAACGGACGGGTTATTTACAGCCCAAAAGGTAAAGCCGGGGAATACGCCGAGAACGCCGCCAATTTCTTTGTCGGTTGTTCCAACGGTTGTACTTACTGTTATTTGCGCAAAGGTCGTGGCGCAAAGGTATTGGGAGGCAGTCGCCCGGAGTTGAAAAAGACGTTGCGGGAATATCCATACGCTTTGGATATTTTCAAAAACGAATTGTTGGCGCATAAGGAGGAATTGCAGAAAACGGGGTTATTCTTTTCGTTCACGACCGACCCGTTGTTGCCGGAAACGGAACGGTTGACCCGTCAAGCGGTCGGCGTATGCCAACGCCACGGCGTCCCGGTTAAGATATTGAGCAAATGCGCCGAGGGGTTGAACCGCTTCATTGATTTTGCCGAGGCGTCCGAGGGTTGGGACGTGTCCCGTATCGCTTTGGGCGCGACGTTGACAGGTTGCGACGAATTGGAGCCGAACGCCGACCCAAATATGATGCGGGTTAATGTGTTGGCACGGGCAAAACGCCCCGGGTTCCGCCCCTTTGCAAGCGTGGAGCCAATCCCGCCGGGAATGTACGACCGGGCAATTGGGATAATCAAATTATCGTATCCGTTCGTTGACCTGTATAAAATCGGGTTGCAGAGCGGCGGCAAATATCCGAAACGGGAAATACGATTGATTTACGACACGATTACAGAACATTGGGAGGGACGCCCGGAACAACCCCGTATCTATTGGAAAGATAGTATTGTTATCCGTTGGGGATTGACCGGGGAGAATTGCCGGGGTATTGTGTCCCTGTTAATTGGGATTTGTTTAACAATGAAAAGTGAAATACGGGTTGAGGTTCCCGCCGATTGCCGATTGGTCGGAGTAAGGACGGACGGCGATGTTGTCGTTATCATTTACGAGCCAATCCAAAACGTCCGGCAAATTGGATTTATCCATTATCCGGAACCCGGCGACGAAACCGAGGAACCCGAAAATAAAAAGTAAATATGCAGTACAGCAATAAGGATTACAACCCGGAAAAGCACGACCGTTGGCGTGCGTTGACCGTAAAACAGCCATACGCAAATGATTTGGTAACGGAGGCGTACAAGGACGAAAACGGTATTGTTTACGGGAAAAAGACAATTGAAGTTCGGAGCAAAAACACGTCATACCGTGGCGACGTGCTGATATGTTCCGCAGCGTCCCCGGTTTATCCGGGAATGGAAAGCGGCGTTACTTTGGGATTGGTTGAGTTGTACGACGTAAAGCCGATAAAAGAGTTTACGCCGGAGGATTGGGAAAACACCCGGATTCCAAAGGAAAAGAGGGCGAAAATAACAAAGGGGTACGGGTGGTTGATGCGCAACCCCCGCCGGGTTATTGAATTTCCGATTAAGGGGCAATTGGGTATCTATAATCTCGTATATACCAAAGATTGTATATTGCCGTACCCCGTGGCAATGGTAATGGATAAAAAGGGTTATGAATTAGCAAGAAAGGAGGCACACAATGAGTAAGGACAAACACACCGTCCAAACAGGCATACACGTTGGGCGGGTCGGCGTCTATGTTTACGCCCGTGAGTATTGGCAATATCATAGTTGGCAATTTGGGGTATCCATTGATGCAATAAACGGTTACGACCGTTATGTTGATATTGAGGCGAAAATATTGTTTGTCGGCATTGGCATACGGTTTATATGGATTAAAAGAAAGGTAAAACGATGAAAGCAAAGATTTTATTGTTATCTTTGGCAACGCTTTTGTTGGGGGCGTGTCAAAGCGAGAACGAACCAACGGAGGCATTTAATTTACTTCAAAAATCCGAGAGCATGGAAGAAAGAAACGAGTTTGTAACGAATACCACGGCGGCAATGATACAGATAAACGCCCCCCGGTATAATTGTGAGATTGTCGAAACCGCATTAGCCGGGGGCGATAGGGTACGAATTTGCGTAAAAGGCGTAAAGGAAGATTTGGACGCATTGTTTGACTATGTAAACGAAGCGGGCAAAGAATGAGAGTAAAGCAACCCGAACCGTTCGACCCGTCCAAAGAATACCGCCCCGGCGAACGTTGCGTTTACCGGGGTATGGTATTGATTGCCGAGATATGGACGAAAGCCGCCCAAAAGTTAGCAGACGACCCCGGAACCCTATTTTGCCAACGGTGCGTCCGTTGCAAGATAGACCGGGACGTTTGCACCGGGGCGCATTTACAATGCGATAAGTACAACAGAACCGACCGAAAAACGATATTTTGGCGGTTGGCATATCCGAAAACAGTAAGAACGAATAAAAAATTAGAGCGATGACAGAAAGTAAGTTAAACCCGTTTGATGCGGAATTGTTGGTTATGATTGGCGATATTGCCAAAAGCCAACCGGAAGTCGAGGAAAAACCCGACCGTTACGAAATCACGGTTGACACAACCGAGATACAGGGAAACGCAATTGAAGCACTAAAACAGGCTGTCGCCGGACGATTGGGGAAACGCTTGTTAGTTACCCACACGTTAGACGCCGCCGTTGTTTTCAACGTCGAGTACGACCCGACGGAATACCCGGAACAAATCCGCACCCGGTTAGTTGAGCCGGACGCCACGGCGGGAACCCGATATTGCCGCACGTTGTTAGAAGTTGACGCAATACAGGTGCGCCGGGACAATTTGGACGACCTGTTGAGATTTACCGGAGGCGGAACCATGACGATACCGAGAACCCCGAACGGGCGGGCGGTTTATTCGTTCCCGGACGGAAACGGCATTTTTATTGACGCCCCGGAAACGTACTACATTGTCCGGGAACCGGACGGACGATTGACAACCCGCCCGGAAAGAGAGTTTAACCGGGAGTTTGAGCCGAAAGGCGTAAGCGTACCGAAAGAACCCGGCGATAAGGGATGCGGGAATTGCGCCAACTTTACAAACGAGGACGTCAACGGGAACGGTTATTGCGAGGCGTTCAAATGCGAACAATCGTGCGGCGTTATGCCGTGCCAAGAGTATAAACCCAAAAATCAATAAAGCGATGAACAAAAGAGAAAAATTTTTGAAAGAGATTGCCGAGGTTATCAACCGTAATTCTTTGGAGGCGCATTTTAACGATACTCCGGATTACATATTGGCGGAAGTAGCAGTTGAAGCAATGGAGAATTTCGCCGAAGCGTCCGCACGGAGGGACAATTGGCACGGGTTCAAAGAAGCCGATAAGCCGGGCGAGGTTGTGCGGAATGAGGATTGCGACAATCGCCCGGTTCGGGGGATTTGCCCGGAGCATAAGAAGCCGGAGGCGTTCGACGTCCCAAAGGAGGTGCGAGCAATGGCGGAATTTTTCGGCAAGATGTTCCCCGGTTCCAAAGTAGAAATACACCGGGTCGAAATGCCGAAAAGGAACCTACGGGATAAACGCCGGGCAAAGAACAAAAGGAAAGGGGGCAACAATGGGAAAAAGTAATTGCCCCGGACAATCGAAACCCGAAAAGATATGCGGAACGTGTCGATATTTTAACCCGGAATTTCCGGTAAATGGAAAGCCCGCCCCGGTATGTTTGGCAATAAAAGAAATGAAAGGGGGAACGGAATACAGCAACCCCCGTGGAACGCAACATTATTTTCGTTGCTCAAATGGTAGGTACGAAATAGGCATAAGCAATTAGGCAATCAGCCCCGGAAACAAAGCCGGGGTTTTGCCGTTTATATGTGAGAGAGAACAAACGGTTGGCAATGCGGCGAAAAAGCCGTAAATTTGCCCCGTGGTTAAAAGATAACCACCGAGATATAGAAAGTATTGAATAAGACAATAAAGCCTCTTAAAATGGAAATTCCGTGCAAATAACTTGCAAAAGGGTCAGCAACGTTTTAAGGAGGTAAACAGGGGAAAGGATAAAGCCCGGAACGAAAGAACAAAGGCAAAGGAGCCGATAAGGAACCAAGCCAAAGGACGAAAAGGCGTAAAAGGCAGATTTTGAACCCTGTTTGAACATTAAAAGAGGTTAGACGATGAAAAAGAGAAAGAAGCCATTAGGCTACAACAAACGTTCCGAGGAACAACGAATTTATGACATTCGGTTTTGTGCCGATTTATTTTTGCGTGGTTATTCGTACCGGGAAATTGCGGACGCATTGAACCGGGATTTGTCCGCCCGTGGAATGGGTTATACAATAACCTTTCAAATGGTTTATTACGATTTGCAACAATGCCTTATCGAATGGAAGCGGGAACGGTTGGAAACAATCGACGAATATGTTACGCAGGAATTGCGCAAGTTGGATAAAATGGAGCAACAAGCGTGGGAGGCGTGGGAGGTATCCAAAACCGGAAAGCAGCGCACCAAAGAGAAAACCAACCGGGGGCGTCCTATCAAAACGGATGCGACCGACGGCGACCCGAAATATTACGGGTATGACGAAACGACCGTTGAAACGTCGGCGGGCAATCCCCGGTTTTTGGACTTGCTGTTGAACATTCAACAACGCCGGGCAAAGATGTTGGGATTTGATGCGCCCGTTAAAATCGAGATACCCGGATACAACGCCGGGACGGACGACGATAAACCGAAATACGATGTTAAGGCAATCCCGGACGACCTGTTGTTTGCCGTCGCCGACAAATTGCAGTCCGCCGAATTTCAAAAGACAATCGCCGAGAAAGGAGGGGCGCAATAATGGCAAAGCGAATGAATGTTGTTAAACAGGTTGTAACCAAAACGAACCATTATTGCGGGGATTGCGGACACGGTGTTTGGTATTTCGACCATGAGAATTTAGATGTTGCAAATAGATTGCCGATTTGTTGCCGTTGTCCGTTTACCCCGAACCGTTCCCGGATAAGGAGCAAAACGGCGTGTTTGAATTGGATACCGAAAAAGCCCGGCGAATTGATAGTTACACCCGATAAAATTGTACGACCATGAGCAACGAGGAATTATTGAAGATGTACGAGGCAATCAAGGCAGACCCCGGCGAATTGGTGCGAGCCGCCGCCCGTAAACGTCTTATCAACTTTGCCCGGTATATGCAACCGGATTTGGTATTGGAACCGTTTCATGTTGTATATTATACCCTGTTGGATATGTTTGCGCATGGCAAAATACGAAAGATGATTGTACAACAGCCGCCGCAACATGGCAAATCGGAGGGGTCAAGCCGCAAATTACCCGCATTTATGTTGGGGTTAGACCCCGACCGCAAAATATGTATCGGTTCGTATGCGGCGACAATCGCACGGGATTTTAACCGGGACGTTCAACGAATAATCGACACGCCCCGGTATCGTGAATTATTCCCCGGCACGTACTTAAATGGGTCAAACGTCGTAACAATGGCGAATACCTATTTGCGCAATTCCGATGTTATCGAAATGGTCGGGCGTAAGGGGTCGTTGCGTGTCGTCGGTCGTGGCGGTTCGCTGACGTCTAAAACCGTGGACGTTTCGATATTGGACGACGTGTATAAAGATTACGCCGAGGGTAACAGCCCGATAGTACGGGCGGCGGCGTGGAAATGGTACACAACCGTTGTTCGTACCCGTTTGCACAACGATAGCCAAGAACTTATAGTATTTACCCGATGGCACGACGACGATTTAATAGGGCGCATTGAAAAGAGCGGCGAAACGATTATTGATGTTAAGTGTTGGGCGGATTTGGAGGACGTAACGCCGGGGGCGTGGGTGCGCATAAACTTTGAGGGGTTGAAAACCGGGGAACCGACCGAGATAGACCCACGGGAACCGGGGGCGGCATTATGGGAAAGCCGACACAGTAAGCAAAAGTTGGAAGCGCAAAAGGCATTAGACCCGGTGCAATTTCAATGCCTGTATCAAGGCAACCCCGGTTCCGCCGAGGGTCGATTGTACCAACCTTTCAAAACGTGGGTCGAAAAATCCGATTACGGCACGTACATTCGTTCCGGCGCATACATTGACGTTGCCGACGAGGGCGACGACCTGTTGTTTGCCGCAACGTATGACGTGTATAAGTCCGACAATCTGTTTTTCAACGAGAAAACAAAGCGCATGGAGCCGATATTGTTTGCCCTTATTACAGATATGGAAATGACGGACGAAAATACGGACGTTACAACCGTAACCGTCCCGGCGATGATTAACCGGAACGGGACGCAAAAAGCGTGGGTTGAGAGCAACAACGGTGGTGCGGGTTATGAAAAGGTTATCAAAAAGAAAGTCCGGGCGATTACCGACCCGTTTTATCAAGGGGGCAACAAGGAAAGCCGGATAATAACAGCGTCCGCAATGGTTAATCAACATATAATTATGCCGTTCGGTTGGGAAACCCGGTACAAAGCCGTTTACGACCATGTAACCGGATTTTTGCGCAATTTCGGAGCCAATACGCACGACGACCCGGAGGACGGATTGACCGGGATATATGAAAAGGAGATTGCGGACGGCAATATACAGCCATACGCACACGCAAACCGAGGCGTAAGACGACGCAATTAGCAATATTTTTGAGATATGCAAGATTATCCGGGAAAAAGTTTATAGCTTTGTAACCGAAACGAGGGGGCAAAGGGACAGCCCCGGAGAAAGTAACAATATTTTTAACGTTAAAAACAAAGAAGTATGATTTGTAAATGTCCGGCGGGGACGGCGTTGCCCGATGTACCCGCAATTACGTGTTCGGAAAGTTTCGGACAGGTTCAGAAAGTGGCTTTTCAACGTCTTATGAAAGACAACGGAAGCAAAAACAGTTTTACGAGTGAAAAAGCGATTACGGCGTTAGCGTCATGGACGCCCCTGTTATCGGCGGCGGATAGCACGAAAATAGTTGTTTCGCCGTATATCCAAGCCCCGACCGCCGAGGCGGGAGCCGCCCGCACCTTTGGAGGCGGTAACGAAACGTTAGGAGGCGTCGAAGAGATTATTGGACGTGAACCAACCCCGTTTACCGGAGTTATCCGCAAAGCCCCGCAGGAGGTTATCAAGGCATTAAAGGAAATGCAATGCGAAAGTTGGGACGCCAATTTGGGTATCTTCATTTTCGACGAAAACGGCGCAATCGGCGCAATCAAGGGGAGTACAGACGGTACATATTACCCGATACCGATACGTTCGTTGTTTATCGGCGATAAGACGTTGGGCGGATTGGAAGCCCCGGACAGCAACGCAATACAATGGTCGTTTTTGCCGAATTGGTCGGACGATTTGGCGATTGTTGCCCCGGCGTTTAACCCGCTTACGGATTTGAAACCCGCATCAAAGTAATGACGGCGAAAGTTACAAAGGTCGTGTTGGAGTGTCCGACCCTTAACACGACCGAAGAATTTGAGATTAACCACGCCGAACGCCTATTGCGGATGCCTAACAATGGCGGTTGGCAGTTGCCCGAAAAAACACCTTTTGAATTTAGCAAAGAAAATGGGATTAGATATAAAACGCATAAGAAAGGAAATAACGGAACCGAGGAAAAAGGCGACGATAAATAAAGCGGTCATACACCAAAACCGCATTAAATTTCACGCCCAAACCAACGTAACGCCCTTAATGTGTTTACCCACGACCGATTTTTTGGCATGGGTTCAAAATCTTATCCCGCACGATAAATTCAAAATCTTCAAAACATTGTTCCGTTACCCCGTTCGTACCAACGAGGTAACGGGCATTTGTTTTGATAAGTTAAGCCGTATTTTCGACGGTCGTAACCCGGCGTTCAACTATCAATTCCAAAACACGGAACAACGGGACGATTGGGAGTATTACCGCCAAGATGTATTAAAGGAGCCGGAAATTTGGAGTACGAAAGGTTGGGAGTTTTTCAAGACGGAAATAAACAGCGTTTTAATAGTTGATTTGCCCGCCGAGCAAAACCCCGCCGACCGATACCCGACCCCGTATTTTTATTGGCTACCTATCGAAAGCGTTATAACCTTTGAGGCAAACCGGACAACCGGGGTTATGGATTGGATAATTTTCCGCCAACCCGATAAACGTATTGCAGTTATTGACGATGAACGATACAGAGTATTTGCAGAGGACGACGGCGGCAACATAGGCGAATTATTGGTTGATAGCCCACACGATTTGCGCTATTGCCCCGCCCGTTTCTTTTGGAACGAGCCAATGAATTTGCGAGAACCGGACGTTAAACAATCCCCGCTAACAAAAGAATTGGAGGCGTTGGATTGGTTTTTGTTTTTCCATATATCGAAGCGGCATTTGGATATGTACGGGGCGTACCCGATATATTCCGGTTACGAGCAATCGTGCGACTTTACAAACGCCGAAAACGGCGATTATTGCGACGGTGGATTTTTGAAAGACAAACAAGGGTATTACAGGTTAGACCAAGCCGGATTATTGATGCGTTGCCCCAAGTGCGGCGACAAACGGATTACCGGGGCGGGTTCCTTTGTTGAAATACCGATACCGGACGGGGACAAACAACCCGATTTGCGGAACCCGGTGCAAATGTTGACCGTTGACCGTACAAGTTTGGATTACAACGTTGAGGAAGAAAAGCGATTGCGGGAAAACATTATTACCGCCGTCGTCGGACAAAACGAGGAAGTAACCCAACGGGAGGCATTCAACGAACAACAGGTTAAAGCCGCATTTGAGAGCCAAAGCACGGTATTAAACAGAGTGAAAAAAGGCTTTGAAGCCGCACAACAGTTCGTCGATGAAACGGTTTGCCGATTGCGATACGGCAATATGTTCGTATCTGCAAAAGTCAATTACGGCACGGAGTTCTATTTGTACGACGCAAGCGAGTTACGGAACCGTTACAAGTTGGCAAAGGAAAGCGGCGCAAGTGAGGCAGAATTGGACGCCCTACAAAATCAGATTATCGAAACGGAGTACCGGAACAACCCAACCCAATTGCAACGTATGTTGATATTGGCAGAATTGGAGCCGTACCGCCATTTGACCCGGAACGAGGTATTGGATTTGTACGGGCGTAACTTAATCCCGGAGAATGAATTGCGTATAAAGTTGAATTTCGCTAACTTTATCCGCAGGTTTGAACGGGAGAATACAAATATTTTGGAGTTTGGGACGCAAATACCATTCGACCAAAAGATTTCAGTAATAACAAGTAAATTTAATGATTACGCAAATGAACACAATGTTAAGTAGTCATATTTGGAAATTTAATAAATAAATTAAAGTTATGAGAGTAAAAGTAAACGATGGTAAAACAAAGGACGTCGCAATTACCGACGTCACCCCCGAAAACTACATTGTACCGAGCAACGAACAACATTTGTATCATTGCATTATTGAGGTGCGCAAGTTTGACAGCGAAACGGGCAAACGCTTATCCGTTCCCCGTATCCAAAAATTCGGCAAAAAGTCCTTTGAAAACGGCATTTTGGACGCACTGAAAAAACAGGGTTACACGATTACCGTATTGCATGACCCCAACGAGTACGTCAAGGCGCAAGACGAGGAAAAAGCGGCACGAACCGCCGCACAGCAGAAAGCCGCCGAGGAAAAAGCCGCCGCCGATGCAAAGGCAAAGGCAGAAGCCGAGGAGAAAGCCAAAGCCGAGGAAAAAGCGGCGTTAAAGGCTGAAATTTTGGCGGAATTGAAAGCGGCGGGAGTTATCCCGGCGGAACCCGCCAAAGAAACCAAAGCCGATGCAAAGGCAAAGGCAGAAGCCGAGGACAAACCCGGAGCGAAAAAGTAACAGAGTATTAAACAATTAAAAAATACGATTATGGCACAGATTGCACAGCAGGACAATTTGGTTATTGAAGTATCAACAACCGCCGCCGCATTGGATGACGACACAAAGAAAAAGTTGATTGAATGTATTGAGGGCGGAACAATTACCGACGTCATTTTGGTAACAAAAGAGGTTGAAAAGAAAATCAGCCATGCACGCGTTGTTAGTTGGTTGGTTGACACAACCGGGGATTCCCCAAAATACACAATTGATATTATTAACGCAAACAGCGGAGCAGTAGCAGCAATCGCACTTAATTAATTCAAAGGGTAAGAATATTATGTTAACGAGAGAAATTTTAATTGCAAATGCGGCTTTGTCCGGTTTGACGGACGAACAAATTGCGGCAATTACAACATTGTCCGCCAACGACGAAAATAGCGTTATCGCCAAAAAGACGGGCGAAATTTACGGCGGATTGGATGCCGATATTTTGGCGGCGTCCGGTATCGCAAAGAACGGAACCGAAAAGACGTTTGATTACGCAAAACGTGTGGTCGCCGAGTTCAAAACCAAAGCGGAAAGCGCAAGCGCATTGCAAACCCAAATCGACAGTCTGACGAAAGAAAAGGAACGTTTGGAAAAGGCAATTGCCGACGGTGCGACCGATACGGAAACGGCAAAGGCGTTGAAACAGGCGAAAGCCGATTTAACGGCGGTAAAAACGCAGTTTAACGACCTCAAAAGCAAGTACGATGAAGCCGAAAAGAAATTCCAAACGGAGTTGTTCGGCGTTCGTATCGAGGGTGCATTGCAGACCGCAACCGCCGGGTTGAAATTCAAACCGGGATTGCCCGAAAGCGCAACAAAGGTTTTGTTAGCGCAAGCAATCGACAAAATTAAGGGTATGAACCCCGAATATATCGACGACGGAAAAGGCGGTAAAATCCTTGCTTTTAAGGACGAAAGCGGCGCAATTATGCGTAACCCGAACAATCAGTTGAACCCGTACACCCCCGGCGACCTGTTGGCAAAGGAATTGGAAACAATGGGTATTTTGGATAAGGGACGCCAAGCCGGAGGCGGCGGAACGGTTCCCCCGGCGGGCGGTTCCGGCGGTGGTGGCGGAACAACCATTGACGTAACGGGCGCAAAAACCCGTGTCGAAGCTTACGAAGCAATCGCCGCAAACCTTATGGCGCAGGGTTTAACGGCGGGTTCCGAAAAGTTCGACGCCGCAATGAAACAGGCATGGCAGGACAACAATATTGCCGCATTGCCGGAAAAGTAAACAATCACGGGTAAAGGGTAAACCCGCATTTAATAACAATTAAATTTTTAACATTATGTCATTAGTAGCAACAAGATTGCAGAATTGGCGGATTGAAAACCCGGAATTAGACCGTAATATGACCCGCCCGTGTGAGTATGGCGCATTGGATTTTTTCATTGAGCAGACCAACGCCCCGTCCTCAATCATTAACCCCAATTTGCGTGACCGTGCGTTTGCGTCTATTGGTAACACGGTACAAGTACCCGTTATCAATTACGACGGCGATGTACAGGTTAGCAATGTCCGTTCGTGCGTTATCGCTGACGATGAAAATACGTCCGCATTGGTAACGGTTGTTTGGGCGACTTATGCCATTGGCTTTACAATGGTTCCCGCCGCATACATGAACAACGAAATTTCCTACGAACACGACTTTTTGCGCAAAATGGAAAAGACGTGCCGGGCTTTGGCGGACAAATTGGACGTCGGAGCCGTTGCCGCATTGGAGGCAAACAAAACACAGGTGTTCAAAACGTTGCTTAACTACACGGAGGAGGGCAACGTGGTACAGGTTCCAACCCAAATGGCGACCGAGATTTTGGGCGATATTAACCCGATTATGCGGGCTAACTGTTACCCGGAATATATCCACATTATCGCCAACGCCGGGGTTGATAGCCTTATACGTAAACTTGCGCAACATGGCGTTTACAACGACGTAAACAAGCGCATGGAGTACGACAACAAGGTTTTGCACTACACGAACAACGTAACCGACGAAGCGGGCAAAATGGGAACCATGTTTGCCGTTGCTGACGGTAATGTTGGTATCCTTACCCGTGTTGACCGTGAGGCATTGCGCCGCACCCGTGCGAATTTCCACGAATGGGACGTTGTACGTTTGCCGTACATTGATTTGCCCGTTGGTTCGCACTATTACACCGCCGTTGGCGACCAGTCCGCAATTATGGGCGCCGCAACCGCCGATTTGACGTGCGCCGTTAAGGAGTATTTCGGATTTTCCGTTGACGTGGCGTATATGGTTGCTTACAACAGCAACCCGGATACTGTGGCAAACCCGATTATCAAAGCCGAGATTGCCGCCCGCAATCCAAACGAACCGTTGGGTATGCCTGTATATGTAACCAACGCCGGGGAATTTCCCGCCGGAGGTGGTGCGGGCGCATAACGCCGGAGCATAACGAATTGTTAAACCGAGGGGACGGGGTGGTTATCCCCGCCCCCTTATTTATTTCAAACGCAGATGTACAGATTACAAGAAATACAGGACGCATTATTGCACGTCGTCGGGTGGGAACAATCATACGACCCGGCAAAGGCGATAGACGACAATTTAACGCAGACGGAAAGCGGTTTGACGTTTCAAGGTGCGCACCCCCTTGTTACTTTGGATAATGTCCGGGCAATCGTCCCGGATGATTTCGTTTTTCAATATCCGGTTTGGAATATGGTACCGGAATACAAAGCCGGGGCAAAGGTTCGCCACAACAACAAAGTTTGGATTGCCGCACGGGACAACCAAAACGAGGAACCGACCGAAAGCGATTTTAACGACGATTACGGCAACCCATATTGGCAACCGTACAATTTCATTTCCGATTATTTGGAGCGGTTGACCCGTAACGGTATTGCGCAAATGGTACAAACATTCACGCAAATAAAGGGATTGGATAAGGAAACAAAGAACCTATTGGAACGGCGCACGTTCTTTGACGGTGCGGGACGTATCCGGGCGACGTTGCCGAATAATCATAAATTAGTCGGGTTTGAAATTGTCCCGGTTCGTTCTATGGGCGTAACAATGAAAATCGAACAAATCGGGTTGCAAATGACGGGCGCAACCGGGGTTGTCCGTATGTATCTTTTCCATTCGTCCCAAATTGACCCGATAAAGACGTTTGATTTGAATTTTACGCAGACAAACGGCGGTTTTCAATGGTTCCCGTTGAAAGATTGTTATTTACCGTATATCAGTACCGGAAACAACGCCGGGGGGTCGTGGTTCCTTTGTTACAACCAAAACGATTTGCCCGCCGGGATGCAGGCAATTAACATGACAAAGGATTGGAGCCGGGAGCCGTGCGGGACGTGTACGGGTTACGTTGATTTGGAGCGTTGGCGGGAAATAACCAAGTATTTACAGGTATCCCCGTTTATGATGAACGCCCCGGAAACATTCGACGAATACCCGGAGTTGTGGGATATTGCGTTGACGATGTACACCAATACGCAGAATTACGGGTTGAATTGCGAAATAACCGTTGGTTGCGACCTAACGGATTTTATCATTAAGGAAAGGCAAATTTTCCAAACGGTTATCCAACGACAGGTCGCCGCAATCATGTTGCGCACGTTGGCAATGAACCCCGATGTTAAGGTAAACCGGAACCAAGTAAACGCAACCCGGTTGGAAATTCTTTACGAATTGGACGGCAACGTTGAGGGTCGCCCCGGCGGTTTGGGTTATGACCTTAAAAAAGCATACGAGGCATTGCGGTTGGATACGCAGGGTATCGACCGTATTTGCCTTACTTGTAATAACCACGGTGTAAAATACCGGACAACGTAAGATTATGGCGGGGTTAAAGTCAATACAGGATTTACGCAACCGGGTTGCCACGTTCAACAACGGGTTATCGTCCGGCGCATACATTCAACAAATCATTTGGGACAATGACGCCTATATTGTTGATATGAATGCCGAGGAACAATTGTTTGAACAAGGTATTAACCGTTTGGGCGTGGATATTATGGATTACGCCCCGTATTCGCCGTTGACGATAGCCATAAAGGAGGAAAAGGGACAACCGACAAACCGGGTAACGTTACGGGATACCGGAGATTTTGAAGCGTCGTTTTTTTTGGAAGTCGGCGACAAACAGTTTGAAATAAAAGCGTCGGATTTCAAAACGGAGGACTTAATAAAAAAGTACGGGCGGCAAATATTGGGATTGACGGACGAAAATATTGCGGCGTTGATTTGGCAATATATATTCCCGGACTTAATGAAGAAAGCAAAAAACGTATTATATGGCAACGAATAAGAGAACAACCCCTATAATTCCCAACCCGGTTTTAATCGACCGGGTTTTGGGGAACATACAAACCGGGTTAATGGATAACGTCGATTGGTTGGACGTCGCATTTGGGCGGGCGCAACGTATCGCCAAAGTGATACAGGGCAAACGCTATTATACCCCGAACGTATATGCGGGCGGGACGGAATGGAGAGGCGACAATGATTATATCGACGTTTCCCCGGATGCCAATATTGGCAATTTTTCGTTCTTTTGGATAGACGACCCGCAAACGGTCGGTTGGGTTCCCAAAGAGCAAAGCGAGATTAAAGCCCCGTTTTCCCTTATTGTTTGGTTCGATTTGCGCAAGGTTTACCCCGGTCAACTCAACAACCGGAATACCGAGGCATTGAAGAACGAAATATTGACCGTCCTAAATGGCGGTTTTTGGCTGAAAGACGGGACGATTGTAATAAACCGGATTTATGAGTTGGCGGAAAACGTGTACCGTGGGTTTACGTTGGACGAAATAGATAATCAATTTTTAATGCACCCGTTCGGCGGTTTTCGCTTTGAGGGTGTATTGTCAGTTAATCAACCTTGTAACATTTAACGATATGGTAACTTTCATTATTTGGGTTTTGGTCGTGGCAACCGTGGCGGCGTTCCTGTTGACCCTGTTAAAAAAGTGGGGCGTTATTGAGTACGTCCAAGTTCACGGCAACGACTTTTTTGTTAAGATGTTCAATTGCGGCTTTTGCTTATCATGGTGGGCGGGGGTCGTTTTGTCCGTCCTGTTTGCTATATGCACCGGGAACCCGGCATTGTTATTGGTTCCGTTTTGTTCAACAGTCATAACCCGCATACTCTTATGAAAACGACAAAGATAGGGGAACGGGCGGTTGTGTTGTACGACAGTATCGACGAATTGCCGATTTTGCGATTCCACGCATATAACAAAATGTTGCTTATCGACGCCGGGGTTGGGTCGGATTTGAACGATTGGGATGCGCATATTGAAAAGGCAATCCGGTTTATCCGAAAGGAAAAGCCGGATTTGGCGGAAAAGGAATTGGATAATTTGCGGCAAAACGTTTATTTCGTCCAATCCGCCATATCGCCAAAGTATTTGGCGTTTGCCTGTTTGGTTAAGTCCGTGGACGGAACCGAATACAACGATATGACGGCGGACGGTTTGCAAAAGGTATTGGATTTATTCGCCGATGCGCCGAACGCCGAGTTGACCGCCCAATTGGAAGCGGTCAAAAAAAAAATAGATGAAGAATTGCAATTGTATTTTCCTAAACTATTCGACGACGCCACGATTAAAGAGTATTACGACCAATTGAAGCAACGCACGATGTTAATGTTGGATGCGATAATAAAGGGGGACGAAAGCGACAAACGGGCGGAAATAGACCATATTACGACGTTGTTGTTGACTTATACAAAACCCAAATCGTTTAGCGGGTCGGATAGCGTGGAAATACAATACGACAAGCAGTTTGAAAGTATGTGTTTGATGTTGTCCCAACATTTGCACGTAAACCCAAAATCGTATACCGTTTTGGAATATTACAACGCATTTGAATACATTAAAGAGCAAGCGAAAAAAGCAAGCAAGCGGGAAAAGACAAAATAAGGCGATTTAAGGCGTTTTATTTTTCAGACGATAAATTATACATTTGAGAAAAGAAAATTGATTGTAGGGCAAATTGTCCGCAAATAACAAAATAAATAGTCGGATATATGGCAGATAACAACAACCCAATTAAATATTCGGATTTGGTAAGCCCCGATAATTCGATTACGGATTTGATAAAGCAATTGGATGAACTTTCAGACACATATACAAATGCGTTGAAAAATATTAGGGCGGAAGCAATTCAGTTGGCGGCGGTTCTGCAAAAAGTTTCCGGGGCAACCGAGGACGGCAGGAACACAACCAAGAAAGCCGCAGACGATGCGGAACGTTTGGCACGTGCGCAACGTGATTTGGCGTTTGCGGAAAGTGAGAACGCAAAGAAGTTGGCGGAGTTGAAATTGGCACAGCAGGAAGCCAGCCAAATAAACAAATTGATTGTAAAAATCAATCAGTCAGCCGAGGGCAGTTATAACAAGTTGTCGGCGCAATATTCGTTAAATAAAATCTATCTGAACAACATGACGAAAGCCGAGCGAGAAAATACCGAGGAGGGGCGCAAGTTGGTTGAGCAGACACGGGAAATATACGAAGAAATGAAGCGTTTGCAGGAGGCAACCGGGAAATATCAATTGAACGTTGGTAATTATACGGAGGCGTCCGACGCAATAATTGCTTATGGCGACAAATTAAAAGAAACGTTGGGTCTTAACAATTCATTTGGCGATAGCCTTTTGGCGTTAGGTCGTGGAGGCGCAGAGAGCAAAGAAGTATTTACAGCAATAGGCGATGGCGCAAAGGCGTTGGGGAAAACTTTGTTGGGTTTACTTTCAAATCCCGTATTTTTAGCAATTGCCGGGATTGCGGCGGCTGGTGCGGCGTTCAAATGGTGGTACGATTACAACGCCGGATTAGTTGAGGCAACAAGGTTGACGCAACAATTTACCGGGAAAAGCGGCGACGATTTGAAAGCGTTTAGAAACGAGGTGCAAGCCGTCGCAGATTCGTTCGGCGCAGATTTTCGGGAAACATTGATTGCAACAAACGCATTATCACAACAATTTGGTATTTCTGCAAATGAGGCATTGCAGTTGGTTAAGGATGGTTTTTTGTCCGGAGCCGATGCGAACGGGGAATTTTTAGACACGTTGAAAGAATACCCGGCATATTTTAAGGAAGCGGGAATATCAGCAGACCAATTTGTTGCCATTGTAGCCCAAACAAACAAAATGGGTATCTTTTCGGACAAAGGCGTTGACGCAATTAAGGAGGCAAATTTGCGTTTGCGTGAAATGACGACGGCGACGGCGGCGGCTTTGGATGGTATCGGTATTTCGTCGGAACAAGTTCAAAAAGATTTGCAGACCGGAACCAAAACAACGTTCGATGTTATACAAGACGTTTCCGCAAAATTGGCAGAATTGCCGGATAATGCGGCAACGGTCGGGGCTGCAATTGCAGATATATTCGGGGGTCCCGGAGAGGACGCCGGATTGCAGTATTTGCGCACGTTGAAAGATATTTCAACAAACATGGATGAAGTAAAAGGGAAAGCCGGAGTTTTGGCGCAATTGCAGGAGGAACAATTGCAAAGCCAAATTGAGTTGCAAAACGCATTATCCGGGTTGTTTGACGCAACCGGAGGAAATTTTGAAACGTTGACAACGCAGGCAAAAGTTTTTGTTAACCAAGGATTGACGGCGATAATAAAAGGGGTTATTGATGTTGTCAATTACTTGATTGAGTTATACAATGAAAGTGTTTTGATACGTGCAATTTGGAATGGGATTGTTGCCGGATTCAAAACAACATTTGATACGTTGGGAAATTTGTTTGGATTCTTTATTGATATAGTCAAAGCAACCGGAACCGCATTAAAGGGGGCGTTTACGTTAGATTTTGACGACGTAAAAAAAGGATTGGCAGATTATGCGGCAGCGTACGGAAATTTGGTTAAAGCCCAAGTTAAAGACATAACAGAAAATTTCCAAGAGGGTTTGGAGGGTATGCAAAAGAAAATAAAACCGTTAACAATCCCGGTTTCTGTTGGAGATACCCCGACGCCACAAACAGACAATAAGCCCGTAACGACACAGAACCCAACCGTAACGCCAAGGGGTAAAAGCGATGCGGAAAAGGCGGCAGAACAACAAGCAAAGCAAATTGAAGCGGCTTATAAAAAGAATTTGGAGGCAACCCGGAAATTGCAGGATGCACAATTGCAGTTGGAAACCGACGAATGGGCAAAGCGTAGGCAGCAAACGCAATATCAGTATTCCCGACAGATTGAGGATTTGCAACACCAATTACAGACCGAAAAGGATTTGAACGAAACCGGACGGCAGGCGATAAACGCAACAATTACGGCGTTAGAACAGCAGCAAACAGAGGCGTTGTTGAAAATAGAGCAAGAACGGCAGTTGCAAGAATTGGCATTGCAGAAAGAAAGCATTGAATTACGTTTGCAAGCGGTTAAGCAGGGAAGCGAGCAGGAACGACAATTGCGTATGCAGTTGTTAGAGAATGAAAGACAAACAGCATTGTTGCAGAATGAGCAAAAGCCGACCGGACAACAGCAGGACGCCGGGGTAATTAATGCCGGATTTGACGTTAAGGGAAACGCAATTGCCGACGAATATTTGCAAGCGCAATTAATGATGTTTGACCAACAACAAGCGTTGGCGCAATCTGAATTTGATTTATTAAGAAATTCAGAAGCCCGGAAAACCCAATTCCGTTTGCAGGCAGAAAAGGAACGTTTGCAAAAGGTATTAGAATTGAACGAGCAAGCAGCCAATAAATTGTCAGATGTTGAAGTACAAACAATTCAAAACACAATAAAAAAGATTGACCAAGAAATTGAGCAGTCAAAAGGAGAGGAACGAGGAACAGACATTTACGGTTTGTTTGGGCTTAATTTGGACGACGACCAAAAGGAGGCAATAAGTACGTCCGTATCCTTTGCAATGGAGCAATTGGATACGTTTTTACAGGCTAAATTAGCCGCCGCCGATGCCGCCGTTTCCGCCGCCGACAAAGAAGTTGACAGCGCACAACGTTCGTTGGACGCCGAATTGGAAGCAAGGGCAAACGGATACGCCAATAACGTGGTTATGGCGCAAAAGGAGTTGGATTTGGCAAAGCGGAACCAAGAAAAGGCGTTGAAAGAACAACAGAAAGCGCAAAAGGCACAACAGGCAATACAGACAATCCAACAAATCGGAAACCTTGTAACGGCGTCCGCTTTGATTTGGTCGCAATTGGGGTTCCCGTTCGCAATCCCGGCAATCGCTGTTATGTGGGCTTCATTTGCCGCCGCCAAAATTAAAGCCGCACAAATGAGTAAAGCCGCCGAGGGTTCGGAAAGTTACGGGGACGGTACGGTTGAATTGTTGGCGGGCGGTTCCCACCAATCCGGGGACGACGTGGATTTAGGAACCAAACCGGATGGAACCCGGAGGCGTGCCGAGGGCGGGGAATTTTTCGCCGTTATTAATAAACGTAATTCCCGGAGGTTCCGCCGAATAATCCCGGACGTAATTAATAGTTTGAACCGGGGAACGTTCGCCCAAAAGTACCTTAATGCCTACAATACCGACGGCATTAATGTAACGGTTCAACAAAATAACGCACCGGATTTGCGGGATTTAAAAGACGATGTAAGGGAGATTAAGGAACAAAACCGCCGCCGTCGTTACGTCGATGGCAACGGCAATGTTATTGAGGTTTACAAGAATTTGACACGTAAAATTAAAAATTGATATGAACCCGATTTATAGACATTCATTTGTAAATGCGTTTTTAGCGAACGGGGCGATAAGTAACACAACCGGGAACATAAACGGGAATAATACAAATTTCTATTATACCCGTACTTTTGTCCCGGTTGGGAATGTGTACCCCCGCAAATTGTTTCAGAATTACACCCCGCAAGCCGGGGGCGCATTTTACGATAGCAATAAAAAGATTATCGGCGGTTGGGGAAGCGACCCGACCGCCACAAATACGGAATTTGACATACCAAGCAATGCCGCATATATCCGGTTTAATGTAAGCAAAGCGCAATACGCCAACGGGACGGCATGGTTGAGATTGGGAACGTTGGACGCCCCGAACGTCTTACAAGGTCAAACCGTGCATCCGATTTATAAGGACGATTTGGCAAAGGAGTACGAATTAGAAACCAACCAACGGTTTTATCGTGCCAAATTATCCGGCAAAATTACCTTTGTCCGGGATGATTACGACTATATAAACCGTCAATCGTTCGACAATGAATTTTTGTATTGCATTGAAAAGAGCGATGACGGCGGGCGTACATGGTTCCAATACTTTCAAGGCAAGTTTATGAAAACCGATTGCACGTTTACCGATTACGATAAAAAGGTTGTTGTACAACCGGACGCAATCGACGATTATAACGACGTGTTGGCGGGGTTGGAAAAGGAGTATAATTTAATAACGTTAGCCCCGACAATTCAACGGATAACGATAAACAAGCGTCCATTAATTCAAATATATGTGCCGGGGGATAGCGTTGTTTCTTGTTTTTTGGGCGGTACGAATTGGGAACAAGACGCAAACGCCACGACCGACCAAAACGCATTAGTACAAACCTATCATTTTGCTTTGTGCAATATATTGAAAGAAATACAAATTACGCCCAACGGTTCCCCGGCGGTAATATCCGGGCTTTATACGGGACGAATGGCGACGGGTTCAAGTGCGGACACATTCGAGGGGAAATTATACCCGGAATTGAATGTTAATTATTATATCTGTATTTCACAACAACGAATAAACGGGGGGTTGCCGTTTGGTATTGCTGTAGTTGAAATACGGAAACAATCCGACGATACGGTAATGTTTCGTTATCAAAAGGTAACGCAGGAACCGTTTGATACGTTGGAATTTGATTTAACCGCCGTTGAGGGTTCCGGGGCAACCGGAACAATGCACGCCGATATGAAAAGTTATAATATATATGCCCGGTATTTGTGCGACGTGGAGAAAATCGACGACCTTAATACATATCCATTGCCCGCCGATGATATAGTTGATAATAACCGTAATTATAGGCGTGCGATTGGTTACGCAATCGACGTGGCGTTTATTTCAAACAACTTTTCAGACACCCCGACCGAGTGGGGATTAGCCGACAACGGAAAGTATTTTGCGCCGCCCTATTCCATTTTCGGACAAACGTTTTATCCAATCGCCCGGTCAACGTGGCGTTATGCGTCGTTATGGTTTGGATTTTATTTGATGGATTGGATATTAGAGGAAAAAGCCCGAAAAGAATATACTTTGCGGGATGCGTTCCCGGTTGCGTCTTGTATATCTGTTTTGCTCAATCAAATTGCACCCGGAATTACGCATGAAGCCACGGCGGAATATAGCCAATTTTTATACGGGGGAAACAATCCAATATCCGGGTTGAATTTCCGGTTGCTTGTATCGCAGAAAACGAACATTATAAACGGCGAATATCAGCAACCCGCACAAAAAGCCCCGACGACCTTACAACAATTTACCAATATGTTACGGGATTGTTTCAAATGTTATTGGTTTATTGAGGACGGCAAATTTAAAATTGAACATATCCAATATTTCCGCAATGGCGGTTCCTATTCCGGCGGGGTTGTGTTAAGCCACGATTTAACAAAGGAATTGAATTTGCGCAACGGGAAACCGTGGGCGTTCAACACGTCGGAATATTCGTTTGATAAGGTCGATTTGCCCGAACGTTACCAATTTGAATGGATGGACGACGTTACGGCGGCTTTTGAGGGATTGCCGATACAAGTAATTAGTAAGTATGTAACGCCCGGAAAGGTTGAGGAAATTAATATATCAAATTTCACGTCCGATATTGATATGATGTTGTTAAACCCCGGCAACATAAGTTCCGACGGGTTCGCCTTGTTTGCCGCCGTTCCGCCAACGTCCGGGTCGCAATGGATATTGCCATTTACCCGCCAAACAATAAACAGCGTCGAATACTTTTTGCAAAACGGATATTTGGCGTTTATTAATCTGCAATCTCAGTATTGGTTATATGATTTACCCGCCCGTCGTGTATCAATAAACGGTTCCGAGGTTTACGCCCGTGGCATTGAGAGAAAGAAGAAACAAACGTTTAGTTTCCCGGCAAACGATGACCCAAACCCGATGCAGCTAATAAAAACATATTTGGGTAACGGTCAAGTTGATAAATTAAGCGTAAATTTGTGCAGTCGTTCTATTAAAACAACTTTGAAATATGACACCGAATAATAATTTGTCCGTATTGCCGTTTTACGAGGGCGTGCAATACCAAGATTATAAAAAATCGTATGCGTATGGCGACGTTTACCCGTTGTTTACGCCTATCAATAAATTATTGCCGTTCCAAATTATACGTCCGACCCGTCCAAATAACATTGTGCAGGTTCGCTTGTATGATTATAAATATACCCAGATATTGGCAGACATAACAACGCCGATGTTGGAAACTGGATTACAGATTGTTCGGTTTGCAAATTACGGTTACGATGTTATTGTTTACCCCGGTCTATTGCCGATGGCTTTAAAATTCCCGGAGGGACGTTATATGATTGGGATATATGACGGCGTACAAACCTATTATTCGGACGTGTTTACGTGGATTTCCGGCGGAATGGACGGTTATTTGTGTATTGAATGGAGTGACGCCGACAATATGGAAGTTGACGGCGGGCAAATCGTTTATGAGGGCGTACAATTCAAAAACCGGGTTTACGTATGTTCGGAGTTAGGAAAGCCGGAATACAAGTTTGAGGAAGAGGGCGAAGAGCGGGACGGGTATTTTTTCCCGGAAAAACAAATATCGGAAAAAACGTTTCGGTTTATCTTTTTAGCCCCCGAATATCTTTGCGACGTTATGCGGTTAATCCGTATGAGTGATTTTGTAACGGTATATAATCAAGGCAGGAAATATGATTGCGACACGTTTTTAATTACCCCCAAATGGCAAACGCAGGGCAATTTAGCATCAGTTGAATGCGAATTTGAATGCGCAACCGTTGTTAAAAAAATCGGACGTGGCTATATAATAAAAAACA